GAGGGGTGGGCCCCTGCCAGCTATCCTTTTTCCATAGCTGTTGTGTTGTGTGTTCTGCTATTGTGTTCTGTTCTTTGTTTTTCGTTACTGTTCTTGTATTGTTATTTATTATCGTCTTTGTTGTTTTCTCTTTTCTTGTTCTTTTTTTTGTCGGGTTTTTTTTGGTGTTTCTGCGTGTCGTGTTTTGTGGTGTTGTATTATATGAGTGTCGGTCAAGGATGTGGAAAGGATGGCGTTGAGATGACTGGTGTTTCTGTTCGTTTCGAGACACGTGAGCTGGACGGGAGAGAGGTTCTTGTCTTGCGTTATCGTTTAAAGAGATTTGTGGTTGTAAGGTTTTTTACTGAAACGTATGATTCTTGTACTGGTGAGGTTTGTTCGGCTATGGATAATATGGTGGGTTTTGTTTATCGTTTGATGGGGTTTGTTTCTGAGTATCCTGAGCGTTTGGCAAAGGGTTGTCCTACTGTGGTTATGGGAGTGAAGGATGTTGAGAATGAAGAACAGTGATGACCGTACGAATTGGTTTGACGATGGCGTGCTGGATGATGACCGTGTGCGTCGTGTCATTCGTGGCTGTCGGCGTAATCTGCACTTGCGGGAATACAACCGTGGTGAGGGTGATTGGGAAACGTTTTGCCGCACTGTGGCACTGCTTAAGGATTTCTATAAGCCTCAGGGTGGCCAGGTGGCGTTTGCTGACAGTATTGAACATGCGGCGAACATTTGTCTAAGCATTTCGCCTCATTCGTCGATGTACGTCGCATTGTCACGAGTGCAGGATATTGAAATGTTGTCCGGGCTTATTTACTGTCCGGCAATGGTGGCGTGGTGCGCGGTTTGCCATGTCAAGGGTGCAACCTGCTATGAGATGTGCAGGACTTGGGAGGGTGATGAGTTTGCTCAGACTGTCATCAAGATTGCGTGCCTCCGTTTTGACAATCTGACCGACGCACGGTATACTGATAAAGACATTGCAAGAATGTCGCGACAACAGCAACATTAAGAAAAGGCGGTATGATTATGGCATATATTAAGCGAGCCAAGCATTATAGTATTGTGCGCGGTGTTACGCGCGGCGAAAACGGGGAACTTGTTGACGCCGAGGTGGTTGTGGATGGCGCGTGCCGCACGCCTGATATGGCGATGAAAAAAGCCCGTAAGATTAACAAGGACATGCTCCCCATGTCAGCCGAGTATCATGCTCAGGTGACGCGCATGGATGAGGCAATCTATTGGGCTAATTGTAAGTTTGGGGATGATACTATTATCGACTATCCGGGGTCGGCCATCGGCAACGTGGTTGAAGATGATATTATCTCCGAGGAAGAATAATCACTAATCCTATAAGGAAAGGCAACACTCATGGCTGACAACGAACTGACCGTGATGAACGGTAATAATTTTTCTGCGAACGGTGCTAACGCCGTATCTCATTTCTTCAATACTGATACTATGGTCGGTAAAATGGCGTTGTATAACGCCATGCAGACCGCTGACAAGGTGGATGAACACCTTAATGAGCCATTGCATGTGACCAATGTGCTTGCGCAGGCCATCGAGGTTGCTAATCAGGAAACTGGTGAAATCAACTCCTCTACCCGCGTCGTTATCCACGCGGAGGAGGGTGACTTCGCCGCCGCCTCTCCCGCGTTGGCGCACGCTTTCGGCAACTTGTTCGCTATTTTCGGCACGCCGGACACGTGGGAGCATCCTCTCGTTCTCAAGGTGGTGGAAAAGAAGAGCCGTCGTGGCTATAAGTTCTTCGACCTTGAACTAGTGTCGGAAGATAAGCGCAAGTAACGTGAATGTCCACGTCATATGATAGCATGGTAATGCCCCTATAGGGATGTTGCCGCCAGACTCACCCCCCGTCGTTTTCCATCCTTACGGCGGGGGGTGTTTTACACTCATAAGAGGAGGGGCTGTGGCAAAACGCAAAACCAACCGACGCGCCAACAATCTGAAACGTAACGCCGCCATCAGGTCGGCACAGGTACGCCGAGTGCAAGCGGTTAGGGATTACAGTACCGGACATCTCCCCAAGCAAATCACCGAAACGTTTCTGGGAAAACTCAGCGCCCAACAACTCGAACAGGTTGCACGCCGCATTGGGCAGGAATTCGGGGAACAACAGCAGGCCTTAAGGGCGCGGGACAACGAGCCGTATCAGGTTGTCCCGGATGTGCATGTTACGAAGCTCGATAGGGAACTGGCGGCGCGTCCGTTGATTGCCGACGCGGAAGTCGCCGCCGCCCCGTCGAAACGTCGGAAAACATTACGACAGCAGCAGCGTCGCCGTGTAGAGGCACGGCGGAAAATCAAACGCGCCCGACAATTCGAGGCCTTGGACATGGCAAGCTACACGGTGGGCGAAGTGCGTGAGATGGAACGTGCTGGAGAGTCGCCGTTTGATGTGTTGGGTACTCATACGGTCGGCGGTTCGGCGCGTGACGAGCTTACGCGTAACCGCGCGAACGTGTTCGGTTCGGAGCGTGGTATAAGTCATGCGCGTATGATGATACGAGGGGGAGGCAGGGGGAGGCTTGAGCGTGAGATACTTGAATACGCCGGGCTTATAGGTCGAGCGCCATTGCGGGCAGGTGCTGGAAGGATTCCCGAGAACGAGGGGGTTGCGGATTTTGATAGAGTCGCGCAACAGCTTGAAGCATTCGACTCCAGAATAGCCCAAAAATTCGCGTCTTTATCGAACCGTCAAAAACGATGGCTGATAAATATTACGAATTTTAGCACCGTGGTACGTGAGGCCGCATGGTATAATGATAAAACACATAAATGGGAGACAAAAGCGGACGCGGGTGATGTAGAGACACGACTTGATGAATGGATGACCAGCGCGGCACGACATTAAAGGGATGGAATCATGAAAGAGCGTCGAACGGCGGCAACAGACGGCGCAACACTATTGACGGATGACGGCGTGGAACCATTGACGGCAAACGCCGTTATCCGCCTCACCATGCTTGACCATCATACGCGCGTATGGTGCGCCCACGGGTGGCAGGATATCAAACCCATAGCCGCCGAACTGTTGAAACGACTCCCCTTGCAGTCGAATCCAGTCAAGGATGGAGTGTGGGGCACGTTCAACATCCGTGGCCATTTTTACAGTTTCCGCGTGCGTATGGGCGGTATCACCGTGGATTTTGTGGACGTGCGTAACGTCACGCGCGACGATGGATTGAATGTTTCACGTGAAACATTCGGCGGCGCGGATGACTTGGAAACCACGTGGAACATTGCGCAGGAATGCGCCGCCTTGAACCTCAAGGGCACGACCATAGCTTCAATGGCGATGACCGACTATATCGATGGCGATTACGCCGGATTCAAACGCCATTTCCCGCCATTGAACAAGGCCGATTATCACCGGATGCGCCCCTCCTACTATGGGGCGATAGTGTACAGTAAGCCGGGCGAATACCGGGATTGCCGAAGCTGGGATGTGAATAGTCTCTATCCGAGTATCATGCGTGATTCGCCTATGCCGGTAGGCTCACCAATATGGTATGACGGTGAGTATCGACATGATTCTGATTATCCGTTGCATATCGATGTCATTGCGTTTGATGCAAGGTTGAAGCCGGGGAAAACGGCTACGCTCACCAATATCCTACCCGTGTGGGGGTATGAGGGTGAACGTCTGGACAGTACGTTAGGCGTCGTAACTATGCCCGTCACGGATGTGGATTGGGAAACGCTCACGGAAAACTATGACGTGCACGTGTGGGAGCACGTGGGCGGCTGGAAGTTCCGCAAATCACACGGACTCTACCACACATACGTGGACAAATGGTTTCACGTGAAACAAACCGCAATAGGGGAGCGCAGGCAGATGGCGAAACTATTACTGAACTCGCTGGTGGGAAAATTCGGGGCCTCACTCTACCGTCCCATGTTGCATCCGAAACCGTCCGTGGACGGTGGCGTGGATTTTACCGTGGACAAACCCGAGTCGGCCAACAGTCTGGCGTGGTTGCCGACCGCCGCCTATGTGAACGCCTACGGGCGGCGAATACTATCCCGCGCCATGAACGCGAACGCCGAACGCGTACTCTACGCCGATACCGACGGCATGATACTGGAAGGACTGGACGCGCCCGCAGGCATGGAAACGGATGACCGAAAACTAGGCGCGTGGAAAAACGACCACACCTATGAGAGGCTCCGTATCCTCGGCAATCGCAAATATTGCGGCGTGGAAACGGGCGGCGATACCGTCATGCGGTTGAGCGGCGTGCATCGAGCCGCCCCCATCCCCTATGATGAGTTCCTACCCGGGTCACGTCATATCAATGATGACGGCCATGCTTTTATGCTATAATATCCGGTAGCGGGGTGTGCGTCCCAAGTCGATTCGATGGCCCGACCGTAAGGCAAGTCGGTAAGGCGATTCGGTCGGATGTAGACGTGCGTAGCCAACGCCCAGCGACGGCGAGGGAACCCGCACAGCCTAGCAAACCGGCATGACGGCGTGATTGCCGTCATGCCACTTACTTTAAGAGGTGATTATGGACGATACCGAAAACACCGAACCGGACATCACGCCCGATACCGAACCGAACGCCGGGCCGACCGGCGACAATACGCCGAACCCGGAGCCTGAAACGCGGGACAATGGCGAACCCGAGGACGCGGGCGACGATAAGACCAGCGACATGGCCAACCGGTTGGACGCCTTGGAGGCGACCGTGGCGGAACTCTCCAAAACCATTGAGGCTATGCGCGACGCCGCCGCCGACCACGTGCTGAACGATGGCCCGGACGATAATACGACGCCGGAATCGGTTGAAATGACCGACGACGACTACAACGGTGTTTACAGTACATTCGACGACCTATTCGAGGACTAATAATCAGGAAGGAATGACTATCATGTCAACCACCCCAGTGGTGACGCCCAAGCAACAGCTTCGACCGCTCACCGAATTCAATAACGCGCAAATCCTCAACATGATTCGCAACGAGGCGTCCCCCGAATATCAGCGGCGTATGCCCTCGGCCACCCAGATGAACATGGACAGGCAGATGGCCACCCTCATGTCCAGCACCCAGCTCAAGAACGAGTTCTACTCGGCCTTGGTGAACCGTATCGGCGGTACTTACGTGAACACGTGGCGTTGGAATAATCCTCTTGGCGTGTTCCAGCGTGCATCTCAGGCGTATGGCGACACGTGGCAGGAAATCGCCGTAGGTATGCCACTCGCACAGGTCTATGACCCGGACGCGGAATACTTGGGCGCGGATAATTTCCGCAAGTGGAAAATCGACGTGGATAGCCTCTACCACCGTCTTGACTTTGCCCACTTCTATCCCGCTACCACGGATGATAGGACGCTCCAACGTGCGTTCACGTCCGAAACCGGTTTGGCCTCGCTCACCTCGCAGATTCTCACCTCCTGCTATAATGCGGCCGAGGTTGACTTGTTCGAGGCCATGTGCCACCAGTTCGTCGAGTATGCGAAGCTCGGCGGATATTGGCGTGTCCACATGGGGCACGACCTTAACGACATGGGTTCGACGGAAACCGACGCGCGCGACATGTTGCGCCAGATTCGCGCATGGGCGGACACGCTGAAATTCGTATCCACCCGATATAATGCGCGTCACATGCCCACGTTTGCCCGCCCCGACGAACTCGTACTATTCTGCTCGCCGGAAGTCAAGTCTGCGCTTGACGTTCAGGGCCTCGCGACCGTGTTTCAGCGTACGGACGCGGAACCGACCATCGACCGGATTATCGTTATTCCACAGGACAGGTTTGGCATTGATGGCGTGCAAGCCATCCTGACCACCGATAAATTCCTCATCGATATCCCCGTTATCAATGAGATGACCCAGCAGACCAACCCGGTGAACATCAACTCGGTCAACCATTACCTGCACGTCCAGCACATCATTTCGGTGTCCGGTTTCGCCCCTGCCGTCATGTTCTGGACTGGAGCCGGTTCCTCCGCGAACGTGGTGGCTCCTACCGGTACGGCGGCCAAGACGCCGACCTTCCAGCTTAAACTCGCCATGTACGGCGGCGGTTCGTCCACCCCGTCGAATGTGGCGCGTGGCGGCGCGGTGCAGGTTACCGCCGATACGACCATCACCAATGATAGTTCGGCCACGTTCCGTTCGGACGCGGTTGAATATCGTATTGGCGACACCGTTAAGCCGAAGAGCGATTACACGTACATTTCGTCCACCGGCGTGCTGGTCGTCGGCCTCGACGAACCGAACACCACTATCCCGATTACGGCCACCGCGTTGTATACGAATCCGGAGACGCCGGAAGTGCCGGGCACCGTGTCCGCCGTCCTGAACGTGCCGGTGGTCGGCGACGGTGTTATCGGATTCAACCCGTCGATTATCGCGTCGATTGCCGTCAACGTCCCGAATGTGGGAGTGGGTAAATCGGTGCGGGCGACCGCTACGGCGACCATGATTGACGGGCGAACCGCCGACGTGACCGCGCAAGCCGCATGGACGTCCGGCGTCCTGGGCAACGCCACCGTGTCCGAGTCGGGTGTCGTTACGGGCGTCAAGCAGGGCGCATCCGATATCACCGCCACGCTGTTCGGCGTATCCGGCAAGAAGAGTGTGACCGTGACCGCGTGATATAATGAGGGGGTGGCCGGTTGGCTACCCTCCCTCACGGCGAGATGCAATACAAGGCCCGGAGCGTATTCCACGTGAGCGCTCCGGGCCTTGTCATACTGGAGGCTTGACAATGATTGACGATGTGAACCCCTACGTGGAAGCTAATTTTTCATGGGCGGAGTGGACGCCCAACACCACGCTGAAACTCTGTCGCGTCCCGTGGGATGCATCCTATCGTGATGTCGTGCGGTTTGTTTCACGTGAAACACAAGAACAGTGGTTCGACAAGCTGGATGGCGTGGAATGCCGACCGGCCACCATGCATATCTTCAATACGCCCGCCCGCGTCGAACTCCCGTTCAACGAGGCGTCGAACTGGAATTATCTGGTGGCCTATAATGACTACCCCGAGCTGGAGGGGCCGCGCGCATGGTATTACTTCATCCAGCGCGTCGAATACGTCAACGCCCATTGTACTCAGTTGGTTTTGATGTTGGATGTATGGCAGAGTTTCCAGCATGATATCACGTTCGGCAGTTGTTATGTGACGCGCGGTCATATCGGCGTGGCCAATGAACACCAGTGGGACGATTACGGGCGCACCTATCTGGCACTCCCCGAGGGTCTGGATACCGGCAGTGAGATGGTAACGACGGCGCAACGGTATCATTCCATCATATCCGGGGAGCATCTGGACACCGTGCATGGCGGATTGAATTGGGTTGATTATGGCATCATCATTGTGAGCACCACGGATTTGACCAGGTCTCCCGGCAGTGAGTCGAAACCCGATTTGCGTACGGCGACGGGCAGTATATTCGAGGGTGCGACGGATGGATGCAATGTCTACTATTGTGACTCCCGAATGAGTTACGTGTGGAACGTCATGGCGGCCGGAACATCATACCCGTGGATTACCCAAGGCATTTGCGCCGTGTATATGGTGCCGAAAATCCCTCAGGATTACATCAACCGCTACGGTCAGGAGGTAACGCAAATCTTCGGCCAGTCGGTTGACGCGCAATATGGACGAGTCTATGGTTTCCAAAGCGGCGTGGACTCGGACATGCGTTACGAGGATATCATGACGGTAGGCAATTTCAGGGACCTTTTTAACATCCCGCAACGATATCGCAATCTCCGTAAACTCCGCTGTTACCCCTATTGCGTCGTGGAATGCAGTTGCCTCAACGGCACGACAGTCGACTATAGGCCGGAGGATATCCAGTCCGATAATCTCACCATCAGGGAAACGTACACATATGCGCCATCCGGTACACGAATCAATTTCTATGTCCCCGGATACAATGAGGCCGGGGCGGACACGCTGTCCCCACTCCGAATCAACAATCAGGGGTATGGTCTGCCGATTGACGGCGGCGAAATGCTGAATGCGAGCTTCGGTATCACCAATCTGCCTCATTTTTCCGTCGTTAACAATGGCGGTGCGTTGGCTATGGCGAACAGCGCATACACCCGCGCCTATGCTCAGGAATCCGCGCAATGGACGCGACAGAAAGCATTGGCGTCGGCGGATGTCGCCAACTCGAACGCAATGTGGCAACGCGAATACGCCGCACAGCAAACCAATTGGGCCAATGAGAACCGTACCGCGAACAATGCGATTACGGCGAACTCGTTGAACCAGTCCCTTGCCATCAGTCAGGACAGAACCAGCCAGATGGCCGGTTTGCAGGTGCAACAGAACATCAGTAACAATAATCTCAACGGCATGGCGGGGGCCATCGGCGGCGGTTTGAACGCCATCGCCTCCCGTAGTCCGATGGGAGTGGCGAACGCAATCGGCGGCGCGTTCCTCGGCACCGCGCAGATGGACATCGCCAATCATGGCATCAATTCCTCGGCGGCTATTTCAAATTCCACCGCCGCGGCGAGTACGGCGAATCAGATTGCCACCAATACGGCATCCACCTCGCAGGCGAACGCCTACGCGAGCGGCGCAACCGCATTGGGCAATCAGTTGGGCGCCGTCACCTCACAGGCCAATTATGGACTGGCCGCCTACGCCGCCCAAGGCGACTACCAGAACGCCATTGCGGGAATCAACGCGCAAGTCCAGCAAATGCAGTTGACGCCGCCAACCACCTCGGGCGCGCTCGGTGGCGACATGTTCAATTTGAGCAATGGAATCATGGGCGTGCTGGTCAGGTTCAAAACGTGCGCCCCCAGTGCCCTGAGGGCCGCAGGCGAATACATGCTACGGTATGGGTATTTTGTCCAGCGTTTCATCACCCCGCCCGCTTCGCTGGAATGCATGAGAAAGTTCACGTTTTGGCAGATGCAGGAGGCGTATGTTCGCGGCACGTTGCCGGAGGAGTACCGTTTGACCATCAAGGGCATGTTCGAGCGGGGCGTGACCGTATGGAGCAAACCGGAGTATATTGGCGTGACGGACTGGGCGGACAATGAGCCGCTATCGGGCATCGGCTATGAGTGATATGATGACAGTATGAGCAGGTCTAAGAGAAACCGGGTTGGCGGCGCGTTGCATCCGCGTGGGAATTACGCCAAGGCGCGCGCCGCTAGCCTTGATGCAATGTACTATCATTTGCTGGAGGAACTGGCGTTGAACCGGTTCAGTTGGCGCGGACTGCCGCCCACCGTGGATGAACGATGGTTGGAAATGTGTTTGTGCGAATACGGGTGTGCGCTTTTTTTCGAGGACAAGCGTATCGGCCGGTTCCTCGTAACGCAGGCTGGATATCAGGGCCGATTGAACGTGTATGACAATCCGACGTGCTTCGAGCCGGTGGGCGTCAACTACCATTATCGGCAACTCAAGGCGGGCCGGGAGTGCATCCCCATCTGGGATAATCGTATGCGCATGAGTTTCAAGGATATCCTATGGCAGTATGCGCGGCGGTTGGCGGACATTGATAAGGCGTATGATGTGAATTTGGAGAGTCTGAAACTGCCGACCATTATCACCGCCGACCCGCGTACCAAGTTGACCGTGCAGAACATACTGCAACAGCGGCAGGATGGGCAGGATTATATCGTCGGCTATGATTCGCTTGACCCCGGTAGCATGTTCCAGCCGTGGCCCAACACCACCCCGTACCTGTTGGACAAGTTCATCCAGCAGAAAACTCAAGTGACCAACGAGGTACTGGGGTATCTGGGCATCCAGTCCAGTGGCACCGAGAAAAAGGAACGGCTCATTTCGGATGAGGTGGCGCAGGCCAATGAGAAAACGGATGTGTTCCGGTTGAGTTTTCTCAAAGCCCGGCAGGTGGCGGCGACGGAAATCAACCGGTTGTGGCCGCAACTTAATGTCTGGGTTGAGTATGCGGACGTGCAAAGCTCCGGCGTGCCCAACGCGCTTGATTCCAGTGCCAGTGGTACGACGGATATCGACATGCCGGCATCATACGACGCGGGTATCGGAGGTGTATTGTAATGACTCAGGATTTCAGCGCCTATGCAATGGAAACGCCCGGAGAGTACACCGAAACACTCGGCAACCTCATTAACACGGGCTACGACACTGACATTAAACTACATCTGAGCGCCGACTATTACCCGATTTACGATGAGAACCATCGTGCCGAATTGAACGAGAAAATCGTTCGTCATTACGCGCTTAGGGAGATAGGGCAGGAAACAGCGCAACAGTTCATCTTCTATTTGGGGATGACTATGGCGGAAATCATGCCGTATTTCAACGAACGCTACCGGACATTGGACATAGAATATAATCCGTTGGATTCCATGGACATGACAACGGACAGCGAGAACGGCAGTGAATCCCAATCGTCCGGCAAGGCGTCCAGCACACAGGATTCGACCAGCAACAGCACCAGCAAGTCGGATAATTCCAGCACCACCACGTCGAAAAGTTTCGATAGTGACGTGCCTCAAACCGGCGTGCAGGGCGACTTTTCCCGCTACGCCTCTCATGCGAACGAGTCGCAGGCGGACAGCTCGGGCACCGCCTCCAGTTCACAGGATTCAATCAGCCACACCGCCGCCCATAGCACGACCGACTATCAACACGATTCCAGTAATTCCAAGGGCAAAAGCCACGTGACGGGGCGTAGCCAAAGCGCCATGAGCCTCATACAGGAGTACCGGCAGGCGATTATCAACGTGGACATGGAAATCGTGCGGAGCCTCGAACCGTGTTTCATGCAGGTGTGGGGCTCGTATGATACTATTTTCAGTAACTGCCATAACTACGGAGAATGGGAGTAATTCATCATGTCAGTCAACGCCCTTGTGTCACGCGCCTATCCACTGGCGCGTATTCCCACGTCGGTTCCGTTCACATACCGTGACGGGTTGACCACACTTCAATTGATTGAGTGCATCCGGTGTAATCTTGACGGTTTGCAGTCTGACTTCAACACACTCGTTGAGCAGGTGAACCAGTCAATCGAGGACAATAATACCACAGTCCAGCAGATAACCGGTAACCTCGTGAAGCAAATGGCTCTCCTACGCGAGGAACTCATTCATCTCATCGAACAATCACAGTCCACTGGACTGGCGTGGTCTCCAGTATATGGCAAACAGGACGCCTTGCAGACCGTACTTGACGGCATGTATGACAATACGCGCAATCACGCCCTATTCTGGAGTGATTACGATAACATGGCATTGGAGGCGTCCATGTATGACGCGCTGGGATTGACGGCCCGTGATTATGACCTACGCGCCACCTCTGTGGATAATTGCGTGCCCGGCGATTTTCCGGGACGTTCACAATTCCCCTACGGCAGGAGCATTCCTGAGGGGGAACCGGTTGACATTTACCTTACCGAGGGCGACGCCGACGCCAAGGAATCGGACATGCAATATTCGGACGGGTATAATATTGTACGTGTCGGGACGCCGACACGTTCCACAGAAACGGAGGACCCCTCACATGAGTAGCACTCAAAAAACCCCTCACTATAATCTCAGCCAGTTCGGAGACAGCCCGAACGATAAACCGTCATGGCGCGGCGACTACACTGCGGACATGAGCAAAATCGATTCGCAGATGTATCGTAATGAAACGGACGCGACAACCGCGGCAAGTACCGCCAATACAGCGAAAAGCACCGCGGATAACGCCCTATCATTGGCGCAAACCAATAAGAGTGATATTGCCGAACAGGAATCATATTTTACCGCACTTGGCGTGACCTCGGAGCCGACCGCGCAGGCGCTTATGTCCACGATTAACGGCAAGGCCGAAAACACCGCGTTGACGGTATTGCAAGGGACTGTCGGTTTACTATCTGACACGGTTGCCGGCAAGGCCGACGCTACGCAGGTATATACCAAGGCGCAGTCCGACACGACGTTTACCAAGCAGGGCGGATACTCGGGCACCGCACAGCAAATCCACTCTGAAGCGACGAACGCGTCGGCGGCGGCGAAGAACGCGGCGGCGGCGGCGACGAACGTACAGGAAGAATTAACCAACCTGAAAACCTCGGGGCAATCGCCGATGGCATTGGTTCAGCAAACTAACGCGCTGACTAATCATTTTTCCAACGTATCATGGACGGTACATTACTCACCGCTGTCAAAACTCGTTAACATCATGGTGCGTTTCGGTTCGCCAGATGGGCACTCCAACGCTAACTGTACGTCGAACGTGAGCCCCGGCTCACTCATTATCGGGACAATGCCGGAAGGATACCGACCGAACGGCTTTATAAACTCCTATCCGTTCACGTATGGTAATGAGTCCGGGACATGCAACATTAGTATCACCGTAGATGGGGTGGTGTCTTTCTATTGTCAGGGAAAAATCAATACAAACACTCAGCTGAAACAGACACTGCAATTCTCTTATTTTGTAGTCTGATACCAACATAACACCCCATGAACATACCCCGTCCGGTAGTCCGGGCGGGGTATACTGTTATGTATGGCAGTTGACTTCAGGACATGGGTGAAACAGACCGAAAACCACTTTTGGGACATGGACGGCAGTTGGGGCCCGCAATGCTGGGACTTGTGGGCAAAATATTGCATGGATGAGTACGGGTGTAGTGTTCAGGATTGTATCACCCCGACAGGTTGGGCCGGTGGATTATACACACATCATCCTGTAAGCGCAAGAGTCGGGGAGATTTTCGAGAAAAAAGACAACACATGGAATCCTATGCCCGGCGACGTAGCCATATGGCAGGTCTGCTATCCCAATTATCCGTCAACGCACGTGGCCATTGTCGTGGATGGAATACAGGGCGATTCTATCGACGTGATTACGCAAAACCCCGAGCCAAGCGTGCATAAACTACTCCCATTGCAAAAAACGTATATCGGATATTTGCACCCGCGCAAAAAACCGGACGGCGGCGACAATGACAGTGGCTCGAACCCTACCGGCTCCAACAACTCGGGTAGCGTATTCAGCAGTGACGTGTGGATACAACAACAGGGCGACAATCTTATCTACCATTACCGCGACAACGACAGTGGCGCGGGTACCATGATTTTCTACAAAGCCGCGGCCCAAACATGGATGGCCAAGGGCAGTGCTAAAGCGCCCAGCGGTTCGGGCGGCCAAGCTACGCCCTCTACAGGCAACGGCAAAAGCGGTTACGCACTCTACTGTATCGGCACGGTGGAAAGCTCATTGCAATGGGATGCGGTTGAATTAGCCAACATGCAGGGCATTGGGATTGCGCAATGGTCGTTTAACAGACGGTTGGATGTGTTGAATGCGATGAAGACCGCCGACCCGACAGGCTATGAGACGTTTGCCAAAACATGCCCCGAGATAGCGGCACTCATGGGCAATGGCGGGACGTTTACACGCCCTCTTACCCCTACGGAGTCGGCGGCGTTCAAAACATGGGCTCAACGCGCCGAATCACATCAGGGGCAACGCAACCAGTTCGAGGCGGACTATAACAGCTATCCCCGCGTGTACGATGATATCAAAATGCAGATACTATGGGCGTCGGCATATCATCAAGGCCCGGCATACGCCGAGGCGCTACCGAAAGCAACCACATTGGGCGGTTTATTGGATAATCTGCTTAATGACAGTGTTTTCGGGCAATACCCTAGCCGATATCGGACTGTGTATAATCTGCTGGTCGTATGGGATGGGAAGAGCGCGCCGCCGAACTTCTAAAAAGTCCGTATGTCATGCCATAATGATACATATGGAGAAACTGTTAGCCGAGGGCGATTATTACGATTATCTGCTAGTCGTATGGGACGGGAAGAGCGCACCGCCGAACTTCTAAAAAGTCCGTATGTCATGCCATAATGATACATATGGAGAAACTGTTAGCCGAGGGCGACTATTACGATTATGGGCGCGTGTTATCCTATCACGCGCCTTGGATGTTCGTTATTGGCGCTCGCGGTCTCGGCAAAACCTATGGTGCTAAAAAACTGGTCATAGGCGACTGGATTAAAAAACGATGGCAATTCATCTATCTACGCAGGACGGCGGAGGAGCAGAAAAACAAGGGAACGTGGTTCGCGGATATCGCAGAACAATACCCGGATTTGGAATTTCGAGTGTCCGGCAATCAGGCCGAATGTCATTGGCTGGACGATAGGGACGCCACCACGGACAAGCACGGCAAGACACGCCCCACATGGCATATCATGGGGTATTTTATCGCCCTCAGTCAGGCGGGACAGGTCAAATCGGTCGCATACCCCAAGGTACGAACCATTGTTTTCGATGAGATATTCCCCGATAACATGCGGTATTTGGGCGGTGAAGTGACCTCGCTTGAGGAATTCTATAATACGGTTGACCGGTGGAATGACAGGGTCCGCGTCATCATGTGCAGTAACGCCGTAACCCTCGCCAACCCGTATTTTTCGGCATTCAACATCAACCTAAAACCACAGTTGGATAATCGCACGCAATACCAACGCTATTGCGACGGCTTCATCATGGTGGAATTGGCTGATTATGGCGGGTTCAGCGCCAAGGTGGCCGCATCCAAATTCGGCACGTTCCTACGCAAATATGACGAAAATTATGCGAATTATGCAATCAACAATGATTTTAGGGATAACGCCAATACTCTCATCAGTGATTTCAACAACGCCGGTTATGCGTTCACGCTGAGAACCACCGAATACGGTATTTTCAACGTATACCAACAATTAAGCGATACCGACGAAATACTATATATAATCACAAAAAAACAGCCGAAAATCACCCGTGATTTTACGTTTGACTACCGACTGGTGGACAATGATTGCATCATGCTCAAACGTTCCGACGATATGACGCAGAAAATATTAAGCGCCTACCGCGTCGGGCGATTACGTTTTGAAACACCGCAAATCAAAGCGGAGTTCAGTATGATACTTGGCGGCTTACTACAACAATCAGGCATAAGAAAGTGAGGAAACATTCATGCCAACCCATGAGTTAATCGTCATCGGCATCGTGTTTCTACTGGTGCTCATCGACTACATTACCGGCGTGGTCAACGCGATTATGCACAGCAAACTATCCAGCAAGACAATGAGGGAAGGACTCGGCCACAAGTTCACATATCTAGCAGTAATCTGCGTGGCGTTAATCGTAGAATACGGTTCGGATTACATCAATCTTGGAATCGGACTACCCGTATTCATCCCCGTATGCGCAGGTATTTGTCTGACTGAAATCACATCAATCATCGAAAACTGCGTGAAAATCAACCCCGACCTATCCAGCTCGAATATTCTCAACATCTTCAACATTGACAGGAAGGAGAACAATGATAAAGAAGATTAAAGCAATCGCCTATAGCATGATTGCCGCAATCACCGCACTGCTATTGGCATTAGCACCAACCGCAAACGCGGCGGACATGATAGACGTATCCAGTTGGCAAACCGGTATCAACGTCACCACCACTGGCGCACAAATCGTCGTAGCCAAAGCCACCGAAGGTGTCGGATACGTCAACCCCGATTGTGACCGCGTAGTACAAGACGCCTTAAAGGCAGGCCAAGGTGTAGGCGTCTACCACTTTGCACACACGGAAAACAACGCCGTCAACGAAGCCAATTACTTCATCAACCACACACGCGGATACATCGGCAAAGGTATCGTACCGATACTTGACTGGGAGCCAAACGCCCCCTGGGACACCAGTTGGGCGCTCACATGGCTCCAAACCGTGGAAGCCGCATGGGACACCAAACCAATTATCTACACGAACCAGTACACGGAAAACAGTTACGACTGGTCGGCGGTTGTCGCCGGAGATTACGGGCTATGGATAGCCGCATACACGCTAGGCAATACACCAATCTACGGCTTCAACCCTCCAGCAGTTCAACCCATACTATACAATTGGCCATTCGCTGTCGCATGGCAGTACACCGCCACCGGCTATGTCAACGGCTGGAACGGAGGAGTTGACCTAAGCGTAGTCTACGGCGACCTCAACACGTGGCACGCATACGCGGGCAGCGGGCAGGTTGCACCCAACCCCACACCGCAACCCACACCACAACCCACACCACAACCCAGCACGCCGAACACCCCATGTGATACCAATTGCGTTATCATCCAGTCCGGACAGTACGTATCCATGTTCTGGGCCGACTGGTGGAACGTGACCGTACCCAGCGGCAACCCATCCCTCGTATACCCCGGCGATAAAATCTGTCACAATGGCGGCGGCACCACTACAACAGTGTCGCGCACATACGTGGTACAAGCGGGTGATACGCTATCCGGCATTGCCGCATATCTCGGCGTCAACATGTACAACATCACCGGGTACAGCTCAGGTAACATGAACCTCATCTACCCCGGAGAAGTACTCTACTACTAACCCCCCCAACACGAACAAGCCCCGCAAAATGCGGGGCTTATTTATTATCAATCACCATACAAAATCATCAATTGAGACAACATAGCAACCAACACCGTCCTCAACACCACGACATATGAAATCAAAACCACAATCACCATAATCATGTTCAAGAACCCTAGTAAGAGCTGATTTAAACGTCACCACACCATTATCAACCTCCCTACAAGCAGTAACAATTTTCTCAAAACCATCAACATCAACCGAGTACACACGACCCGGTTCAATCTCAGTCACATAAGCATTAACCTTAAACATTCTACTCAAACAAACCTCTCACCATAAGTCCCATAAAAATCCTTAAAATCAAAATCACAACAATACTCAAAACCGTCACCCACGTCAAAAAAAGACCTCACCGGAATCCAATTGATAATCAACCCCACAGCAACCACAAACCACCTCACACCACCGAAAACCACGGTCCAACCCCATACACGCTTCAACAACAGTAAAACAATGCCACACCTCAACGCCATCCTTTCCACATCCTTGACCGACACTCATATAATACAACACCACAAAACACGACACGCAGAAACACCAAAAAAAACCCGACAAAAAAAAGAACAAGAAAAGAGAAAACAACAAAGACGATAATAAATAACAATACAAGAACAGTAACGAAAAACAAAGAACAGAACACAATAGCAGAACACACAACACAACAGCTATGGAAAAAGGATAGCTGGCAGGGGCCCACCCCTC